TTTAGTCATACGTTGACCAACAAGTGCTTTAATACCTTTTGCTTCTGACATGTTACTTACCTTGATTAATTTTGCGTTCATCTAGTTGTGCTCGCATTTGATGTAAAATTGAGAGTGTTTCGAAAGCCTCTGTCTTCTTTTCAGGTGACAAAGTGCTGTCTTTAGTTCTTTCGAATGTTTTATTAATACTAATATCTATGCTTTTTAACATATGTTTGACGGTTATGCCAACCACATATTCTAAGCTAAATGGTTTATCTTGTGCCATAATTATCCTTTTAATTAAGTGCAACTTTGGTGTTTTAATTGCGCCAGTTGCTACGCATTCCTCAAAAAAGGAAAGTATTATTAAGCGTTAACAGTAAACGCGCCATATACTTCTGATTGTACAGCAATAGTTAATTTTGCTGTAATTGCATCAGTTAAACTTGGCGTTACTTCTAATGCTTCAAATTTACCTAGGAAGTAATAACTTGTGTTTTCTACCGCACCTAGTGTAGTTGTACCGTCTCCAGCAATAGAGTCTGTATCAGCACTTGAATCGGCTTCTGCATCATAGCCTTCTGGTTTAGTGTCTAATAGAGAGAATCTAAAGATATAAACGCGACCATCTCCAATTTTAGCAAAAGTTTTAAGAGGAACTGCGTCACTGCCACCATATACGTTACCATCAGCCCACAATGCAGGAATATAGTTAAGTGTAATTTCCATAGTAGGCGCATCAGCTTGGCCTTGGATTTGGATAGAATTTTTCTTACCATAATTAGGTACTTTAACAATATTTGCTGGAGTACCAATTGTTGGAAATTCCTTAATATGTCTGATTCTAACATATTTAGTAGATGCTGCAAGAGCTGGTACTAGTGTGTCTGCTGCCACTTCAGATGAAAATAAAGCATTATTCCCAGTAGTTACACCGATAGCTGATAAAGCTGTTCCCAGTGTAGCGTTATTTGCGCCATTAACACCGCTACCTGCAGTAGTAGTAGCAAACTTTGAAATAACAGTTTCTAAACCAGCATATGTGATAGCCGATCCACCTGTTTCTGCAGCAGTAGCTGTAGTCAACAATGATACAGAAAGGTCTGCAAAACGAGCAGCGCCTAAAGATTTAATATGTGCCATTTTTAATTACTCCTTAGTTTGAAAATGCGCCATTAATTGACGATTGTACTGAAATAGTCAATTTAGCTGTCATTGCGTCAGTTAAACTAGGAGTTACTTCTAATGCTTCTAGTTTTCCTAAGAAGTAATAGCAAGAGTTTTGAACACCGCCAAAACCTTCTTGTAAATCGCCAGGTGCTTTTGCTAATAAAGCAAATCTGAACATATATAAGCCTTTGCCACCAACTTTAGCAGTAGTGCCTAGCAAAACGTTGCCTTGCCATTCAGATGGCACATAGTTTAATGTAATCTCCATTTGTGGAGCATCAGCTTGGCCTTGAATTTGGAAAGAAGTTTCTGAACCATATTCTGGAACTTTAACAATGTTTGCAGGTGTACCAATTGCAGGAAATTCTTTAATATTACGAATTTCAACAAAGTTAGCACTGCTATTAAAAATACCAGTAGTGTTACCATCTACAGTAGGTAAATCTGTAGTTGCTTTAGTTGCAGTAGTCATGCAAAGGTTTGTAAACATTGCACTACTAATTGAACTAATATGATTAGTTGCCATTTTTAATCCCTTTAAATTTAAGTAGAACTTCCGTAGAAGTTAAAATCAATTGTATAAGTACTTTTGTGAATAATAGGCAAGGCCTTGTCCGGTCCATTATGCACCAAACTGCTAATACCAAATTGAGTCGTTCCGGTACCTGTTTTCTTAGATTGGTCAAGTAAATACTTGTCTAAGGTGTCTGCTATAATCATGGCACGTCTTGTGCCAGAGCCTGCAGCTATAAAAATGTCGATTATAAGAATTCCAGCTAATGAGTATCTATTAATAGGTTTTCCACTAGGTATCACTGATACGCGTATAAATTCATCATTAGTAGTATTCATAACTACGAAATTTGTCGGGAATGTCTTAATATTCTCAGCTTTCCACTCTATAGAGTTAAATACTGAATAAACGTCTTTCTCTAATAACTCATATTTTCCCATGGTCACACCTCGTGAAATAGTTCGACAATAGATATATGATTATTTGATGCAACCATATTTCCAAAATGCCAACGATCACCAGCAATAAACACATGATCAGTCATAGAAAACGGTCCAACTTCCTTTGTTTTAAACATAATAGTCATCGTTTTTGCTTCTGGAGTTTTAGACGTTTTTGTAATTATTATTTTTGTTGTTATCGATGGTATAGTTGTATCATTAACTTCACCAGTTCCAAAATTAAATTCTGAAGAAGTTGTTTTTGTAAAAACCGCCTCAACAGCTAAATCTTTTGCTGCATTAAAAGCTCTATTTAGTGCATTACCAATTAATGAATTATAAGCCATTAATTAGACCTCCACCATGTTCGCTTACCACTATTCCGGAGTAATGGTTTGACAAGTGTTTTTACAACCATTGGAATTTTATCCGCAGGTCTGATAACACTAAGTTTTAAGCCGCTAAGTTCTAGGTCTTTAATCAAACCCGTATTGTCTAATAGCCCATCATTATTTAGTAAATGATAAGCCATCTCATAAGTAGCTTTAACTACTCTCTTGTCAACATCTGTAGAAATTAAAGGAACAAGTATACCAAGTTTAGGATCAAAGTATTCACCGTCTTTACGGGGATGAGCAAGTGACTGAGTTGGATCTGTAGCTACTCCGATCCAATCCATTTCATCCAGCATAAATGTAGCAGTACACAGAGCTTGTTCTTTCTGAGTATCAGCAGCTTCAGTCCATGCTGCTACATCTAGTCTGTTCTCAAAATAAGTATTGGCCTCAGTTATGGTAGCATTTGAATTAACACCTTTAACTAGTGCCATAACTTACTCCTTAAGAATGGAATACAGGTAAGATACCTAATGATAATGCAGATTGTGTTTTACGTGTCCATGTGCCACGAGCGTTAGCAATAACAGCCGCAGCTGTAAGTGCTTTAGATGTGCCACCTTCAACAATACCCATATAATCAGCATCAGATGGGAATGCGGTTTTAGCACCATTCCAATCGTAACCAGCAGGTGCTAATACATAACCCCAACGGTTCCAGATAGAAGTTGTACCACCACCTTTATATTTGTTGCCATCGCGTGTGATTTCAGTTGCATCAGGAACAGCTAATTGTTCCATAGCGATTGCACCAGGCAATACGATGAAAGAAGTTTTAGTACCAACTACGTCAATGCCAGCACCACCATTAACTTTATTCAATTCAGCAGAAGATAATGATTGTGAAGCACGTGTAGTGATCAAACGGAATTTACCATTAAAGATAGTGTTAAAATTAACATTACCATCAACAATAGTTGTTTCATCAACAAAGTTAGCTGAACGGAATGAAGCCAAAGTTTCAGGGGATACAACTAAGTACGCCCACTCTGGTTCATAATCTTTAAACGCCATACCAAATGCATTCAAGAAACCTTCAGCTCGTGAAGCACCTTGATAAGCATAGTTTGTGGTGCCACCAGGAGCAACACCATTTGCAGTAACAACTTTGTTTGAGCCTAAATCAACATAGAAACCAAATCTTTCATCAGTTGGATCATTGTCAAAAGTTTGGCCACCAAGCCCAGTTGCACCGCTGCCTGTAGCAGCACCATTTAATAGTTCAGAAACACCTACACCTTTCAACACAGAAAGAATAGCATTGTGTTCGTCTTGAGCGCGGGTTTCACCGAAGTCACGACCAATTTTTGCTAAACCATCTTGTTGTGTAACAACTTGTTGCATGTTAACTTTTTCAGCACCGTGTGTACGGACTGTCTTAATATATGTGCTGTAGTCAGTATCATAGTTTGTTTTCGTACCATCAGTAGCATCTGTCAATGACGCAACGTTAATGGTAGGATTCAATGGTCTAAACCAACGCATTTGGCCAATAAAGGTTTCTGTGCTGGTGTCAATTTGTGGATTAGAAGAAGTAATGCCTGTGCCAGACAATTTCTTTGCATTGGTGTAAGCTTCATCGCTATAGGCACCAATCGCTTCTTGTAATACATAGTTATTCGTTAAGCCTGAAGGCCCAATAGGGAGTGTGGTAACTGAAGCACCCATTTGTTATTTTCCTTAAAGTAATTATTTTCTACGGATTTTGCCTTCCGTAATACGTTTAAGCACCTCATCTTGTGATAATTGAAATAGTGATTTATTTGAATCATCTTGTGAAGCGCCACTTGAACTTGTTTGACCTGCCCCTGTCGACACTTTTGGTTTGAATAAGAATGAATTATTATCGTCTTCAGAAAATTGTTTAATAAAGGTTCTCAGATCAGTTCCTGATTTATGCACCCATACTCCATTTTCATTTTGTATAAGTTGCGATGCCACATCCATATATGCCATATCCGCTGCTTTATCGCTTCTAAACGTATACCCACTAAGAATAGATTTTACTTCTAAGTCCCTAGCAAGTTCTATGTTACGTTTTGTTATCGTTTCTAACTTAGCATTAGCTTCCGCTAACTGAAGTTCATAAGCTTCTTTATGTTTTCCTTCTTCTTGAAGTCTTTTTAATTCAGCTTCTTTTTCTTTTTGTTCGTACTCTGCAGCTTTCTTTAACGCGTCGTCACGTTCCTTATAAGCGTTATCAAGTTTGGACTTAATAGGTTTAAGAGCTTCCTGGATTTTCGAGTCCACATCATCCACAGGAGGATTGGAAGGAGCAGGAGGCGGAGTAGGATTGTTAGTTTCTTCTTGTTCGACATTTTCGGTCATTGGTAATTTCCTTTGAGTACAACTCAGTTACATAGAACAGATACAATCTGCCCTATAGGATATTTTGTTTTAATGTTTAGGGTTAATTTAACGGGTTCTATTAACCCTTAAGATATACATCTATTAGTATATTTATTAAGAATATATGATAGACTGATTAACTAAAGGGTTATAATATAGGGGGGACCGACTTAGGGTTAATTTAACGGGGTCTAGCTAACCAAAACCCAATCTTCTGCTAATAAATCAGAGACTGAAGGAACCCATGTATCAAAAGAGTTTTTGACATTTTTAATGACAAAGTGAGAATTCAATTCAGAAAATTCAAAGTCATGCGCTTTGACTAGTTTGATATACATATCTTTTCCATTCCAACCGCTACGAGCTAGCTTTTGGCCAGCGATGATCATATCTAATGCGTGACTAAATCTCATTTGTGCTTTGCTCCACATACTGTGCATGTAAAACCTTTCTTTTGATCTGGATTCATTACACGCATTTGTTTACCGTGGAGATTGTCTTGATTAGCGTGTTGACATGAACACTTTTTAATTTCTGCTGACATATAATTATCCTATTCCGTAGAAACCCCAATCATCATCAAACTTAGTTGGATCAGGAATTTCACTCATAACATCCTCTTTAGTCAAGATGTCTTTTTCGGTTAATGTTTTGCCACCAACAACTGATTTACCTGCGACAGGTATTAATCCTTTATCGATAGCTTCGTTTAAATATTGATCATATAATTCTTTAGGGAAACCTCTTGCTAACATCTCATCTAATGTAACTTTAACAGGATTCTTATCTAGTACATTAGCATAGAGTTGTCTTATACCCTTCCGGGCCTCCAACATATCGGCTGCATTGGCGAAAAACGCATCGTGAATGGTGCTTGTGGCAATCTTATTGTCTCGTCCCCATAAGTGGAAATTTTTGACCAATGTTGCGTCATTGGAGTGGTTTCCGTTAACTGCATAAGCTGTGCGTGCTTTTGTGGCATCTGCGATATCATTTATTTTCCCATCAGCATTTACTACTTGTTCCCACCAAGTAGCTTCGGTCTTTTGTTGCACTTGGACCAGATTATTAACCCAATTACCGTCTTTATCTTTATAAGTTAATCGCTCTTCGAAAGATTGAGTAAAATTCTGTTCAATAATTTTACCATCAAAATTAACCCATGGAACATTTGTCCAAGACTTAGGAAGTTTATTGGCATAGAATATTTCAAAACCTTTTGATATATTTAATTTTTCAACAGGTTCTAATTTAAATATCTTAAAGCCTGTTTGTCTATCGCCAGGCGCTTTTACACCATATATTAAATCAGCTAATGTTCCATCTGGTTTCCAGCCATCAAATCGTTTTAAGAATTTCTCTGATAAAGCTTCGCCTGCCTTTAATCCTAATAATTCACTTATTCTGTCAGGAAGGACATAACCTTTCTTACGGACGCCTAAAGCTGTGGTAGTGCCTATTGATTTCCAATCTAATGCTGCTTGAGAAGGCTTTGCTTTCATCAAATAATCTTCAGCAAGTCTGCCAAAGAATTTAGTAAAGTCTTTCAAAATAGGAACTTGTTCGCCTAAGTGTTCAGACATTAATTTAGCAATAGCTTGGAAGTCTCTTGGTGTAACAACCATATCATAAGTGTGTGTCATCTTTTCTACTAAGTCTTTAGTAGCTGGATCAAGGAAATATAACTGTTCCATAATCTCATCACCAGGATCTAACCCTTTATTAAACACATCTTTAACATCTTCTCTTAATTGTTTTAATTGTGCAGTTGTTTCAGGATCAAACTTCTCATATCTTGCTGCACGAGCCGATATTTCATTTAATACTTTATCTCTGTCACTAGCTTTAACAACTAATGTGCTTTCTTGTTTGCCAAGAACTTTTGCAAGTTTACCTTCAACATTAAGAATTCCAGTTCTTTCTCCAGCACCATAAAACGTAACCATATTTTGAGCTTTTGCAGCTTTACGTAAATCTTTTTCATTGAGCCCTAATCTCTCATTTAATACTTTAAATCGTGGATCATTAAATGTTGCTGCAGCAATTTCGTCATATAGACGTCTTTTCTGATTTGTAGGAACAACATTAGATAGCGATGCAAGCTGTTTATTTTTAGTAGTTAAAGCAATAATCTGAGCGCCAGATGACGAAGCATCTTGTTCAAGTGCTAAAGCAGTTTTGTATTCATTCATAGAACCGCCAGCTTTAAGATAATTATCTATCTTAGCAGCTTCCATAGCAAACCTAAAGAACTTACCTAACTCTTCGCCTTCAACTAATTGTACCATATCGGATTCTAATATAGCGCGAATATCTCCTGGCTTACCACGTAACATTTTATTACCAATATCTACCATATCTGGCCACAATTTATCAGCAATCTTTTGTCTGCCTGTAAATGACAATGAATTATATCTGCC